GGTACGTGGTTTGCCGCGACTCAGATGATCGACAACGGTGACAACAGTGGTCACCTGAGAACCGCAGCTACGTCTTGCCGCTTCGCTCCGCCCACCGGCTTCTCCTACTGGGACACGTGACATGGTGACTAAATCACTAGAGAACGCAACTCTCATTCCTCCTCTGAGCATCGGGTCGCCGCACAAGACTCTCGGTCAGTTCGCGACTCTCACCGACGTCATCAACGTCAAGAACTACGGAGCGCTGGGAAACGGAGTCGCGGACGACACGGCGGCCATTCAGGCAGCGTTCGACGCCGCTTTCGGCTCGTCTGTCTCTCCCAACTATCTCAGCGCGAACCTGAACAAGGGCGTCTACTTCCCCCCGGGAACTTATCTCGTCACTCCGTTCGCATCCAACAAGACGATAACGAATGTCGTGTCCGACGGAGCTGGCGGCGCGACTACTGGTCATCTGACGTTCACCTGCGTCGAGTCGGTGACTGATCTTGTCGTCGGCAAGGCGATCTACGTTGAGGGCGTCGACAACGACGGCTACAGCAACGGCACGAGGCACATCGCGTCGATCAACACCGGCAACAAGACGTTCACCACGACAGAGATGTACTACATAAACTCTCTCGGTTACACGTTCAGCGGCTCAGGAATAGACGTGGTCGTCAACGAGTCGTACACCAACAACGGAACGACCTTCACCGTCTATCCGTCGAACGTCGTCGGTGGCACCTCTGTCAGGATGGTGCGCTTCAACATGACCGGCAATGCTCCGCAGACGTCGGGCACGCTGACGCGCACCGGGACGGTGACATACACGTTCACGGTTACTGCTGCGAATGCGACTGCAGGTGACACGTACACGAACAACGGCGTGACTTATACAGTCGGTTCAACTATCGCTGGCGGGACGACGCTGTTAACTACCGCGACCGCTGGAGCTACGACGAGCGGCTCTACCTTGACGCGATCTGGTACTGCGCAGTACACGTTCACTGTCTCTGCTGCGAATGCTACCGCTGGCGCGACTTATACTAATAACGGTATCACCTACACGGTGTCGTCTACGATCTCTGGTGGGCTCACTCTCGTCACGACGGCGGCTGCGGGGGCAACGACGAGCGGCACGACCCTGACCAAGACGAGCGGCACCGGCGACGCGACGATCACCTTCAGCGCGAGAGCAACTGGCGACTCGACGATCACGTTCAGCGCCAGAGCGACGGCGGACGAGACGATCGCGTACACGTCGTTCACGACTGGCGGCGTCGGTCGCACGCCGTGCCTGAGCGTGACGGGCGTGATGGGCGGCCTGATCTTCGGAATGAGCAAGTACGGAAGCTTCATTCAGGGTGTGAGTCCCGGGAGCATCGTGCTCGCCACCGACGGGTTCTACTACTCGACGATCCGTGATCTGGCGATGGGCGGGCCGAACGGAGGACACTCGACGGCTGGCGGCAAGGGACTGATGCTCGACATGCGCGGCGGTCTCAACAGCACCGTGCCGTTCGTCGGGAGTCAGGGAAACAAGGTAGAGAACTGCGCTTTCTTCGAGGTGGAGGTCGGCATCGAGATTGGTCCGACCAACACGTCGCAGATGTCGGAGAACATGATAGACAACTGTCACTTCATCTGGCACACCTACTGCATTCGCAACGGGCTGAACAACAACTTCAACTGTCTGCAGCAGACCGTCAACGGCGGCAACTGTCAGGCGTTCACTGGAGCGGGCATCTACGTGCCCTACGGCTCTGTTCCGGTCGTCAGCGGCATGGGCTTCCAGTGCGGTGCTGGCAACAGTGGAGCCTGGGACTATCTGTGCGTCAACTCGGCGGGCGACACCATCACGATGGTCTCGTGTCGCTCTGAGAGCTACAACGTCTGCTACTCGAACTTCCAGAGCATCTGCATGATCGGAGGACTGCATCTCGGGGCGGGGCAGGGAACGCTGGCCTACACGCAGTCCACGTACGACATAACGAGCACGTACAGTCTCACGGGCAACATCAACTCGTGGCACGGCGGCTGCGTCCGAAACTCGTACTTCGGACTGAGCGGGCTGAACAACTCGTGGATCACGAACGACACCGGCTCAGGTGCCCCAGTCTACGTCGATCGCGTGCTGGCTGGTCGCACGAACATTCAGGCGGGCGCCGACTGGTGGTTCGCAGTCTCCGCGGCGAACGCGACGGCGGGCGCGACCTACACCGACGGCGTCTACACGTTCACGGTGTGGCAGACTATCACCGGCGGAACGACCCTGAAGACTACGACTACCGCTCTGAATGCTCAACCCCCGGTGCTGTCGAACGGCACGCTGACGAAGACGAGTGGGACGGGAGACGCGACTATCTCTTTCTCGGTTGCCGATCCGACCGGGCAGTATTATGGTCGGGGCATCATGGCCAATGACAGCGGGACGATGAAGTTCGTCGGTGACAAGGTAGGACAATGGAGATCCAATCAAGCTCCTGACCTAGTCTTCACAAAACTCGTGTATGCTGACTTGCCAGCAGCCGCCGCGCACTGGGCAGGACACACGACGTTCATCACGGACTGCAACTCTTCTACCAGAGGAGCGACAGCGGCGGGTGGCGGCGCGAACAAGGTCATGGTCTACTGCGACGGCACAAACTGGATAATCATGTGACATGCCGATTCAAATCCTAGACGCCGACAACAACAACATCCTCGACGCAGACGGAAACTGCATCGTGGACGCGGACGGCGACGTCACCTGTCTCGGTGGAGGCGGCGGCAATCAGGTTCTGCTCGGGCAGGCTTGTCTCTGGTCGTTCGACGAGATAGATTACTCGGACACTGACGGGTGCGTAACATGTCGTCTCCCCTGAGGGTTGGAACGAAGGTCATCTGCGTCGATACGCTCAACATCGAGCGTCTCTACAACGAGACGATTCCTGTGATGAATGGGACTTATACCATCCGCGAAATTATCAACGATCCTGCTGGCGGCTCTGGCAAATGTGTGAGATTGCGGGAGATAGTCAATCAGCCAGCGCCTTATAAAACTGGCATTGCGGAATGTTCGTTCAGGGCAAGCCGGTTTGCCATCAAGCATGGAAAATAAACAATGGCTGCGTCTGTTACCAGAACAGCCGATCCGGCAAGTGCTGCTGGTACTGCGAACGTTGTTACCTATTCCGGTGTTTCTACTGGCGTAGCTGCTGCTGATCGCGTTATTGCCATCCCGATTACCTGGGAGGCAAACCTAAATCTTTTGGGAGTGACGATTGATTCCGGTGGCGGCGATGCGACCGCTGCGATTCCGGTCAACGTAAGATTTTCTACAACGGTCGGCGCTGCATGGGCGGTGCTGCACGTTCCTATCGGAACGACAGCGACCATCAAGGTTACATTCAGCGGTAACCCGTCTGTCAACACGACGAAGATTTCGGTCTATCGCGTTCTCGGTGCGAGCTTCACTGTTGCGTCAACGGCGTCGAATACGTCGACCGACATGGACGCGACTGCGCCGCTGACGGCGTCTGTTACTATTCCGACCAATGGTCTTGGTCTCGCCTGCGCTGGTTGCGCGACAAATAGCACAGCGTCGAAAACGTGGACTTCCTTTACCGAAGATTTGGAAGACGACGTTACTAACTTTTGTCACACGGTCGCGACCAAGACGACTTCCGGAACGGCGAACTGCGTCTGCACAGGAAGCACGAACCTTGAAGACGGCGCGATGGCGATTGTCGTTTTCTCGGAGTCGCTTTCCGGTCCTGCGCATGAGTGGAACAGCCGTCTAACGGAAAAGCCGCCAGCGACCTCTTATCCCGCGCCGGTCTTGATGGACCTGCGCACGTGGCTACAGGCCAGCACAGGATTAAGAGGCGCGCTGCTACGGCCAGCCAACCAATTTGATTGGCCGCTGCCGATTGCGCGAGAATTTCCGATCAGTCTGCGAACGTGGACGGTTGATTTTCTTCCGCTTCTTCCGCCCAACTATATGCCCTCGCGCGTCGTCGAATGGGGCACGTGGGAGGACCCGCGCAGAGCGCTGACATACATCGCCGTCAATCCGGCGCTGCTGTCTCCGACAGTCGTCAACAAGCCGGTTCAGTCGCAGTGGACGCTGCCGATTGGTCAAGACTATCCGGTAGACCTGCGGACGTTCGCGAGAGCGCCGCGTGCTCCAGACGCGAGACCACAGCAGCAGGTCGTCTGGGACCTGCCGACTGCTCCAGTCTATCCGTCTCAGCTGAGGACGTGGTCTGCGAAGCCGCAGGCACCAAATCCTCCTCCGCAGCGGCAGAGCATCGACTGGTCTCTCCCGGTGTCGCAGGTCTATCCGATCAGCCTGCGAACGTGGACTCGCGCGCCTCAGGTGACTGTTGCGGTATCGCTGCCAGTCAATCAGTACGACTGGCCGCTCCCGCGCGGCAGTACTTGGCAGGCGGAGCCGTCTCCCCCGTTCGCCACCATTGCTCGCGACGCGGCACGCTACATGCCCGGCGGAGTCTCCGACTGGGGGACGCCAGCGCCAGTTGAATTCTCGCAGCCGTGGCAGCAGCCCTTCAACGTCGCGTTGCTGACTGCGCAGGCTGTCGGGAGACCGGCGAATCAGTTTGACTGGCCACTGCCGATCCAGGCTCAGCAGGTCATAAGAACTTGGCTGCAGGGTCCGCGAGTTGCTACCGGGCTGAAGCCAGTCCTCGTCATCGACTGGCCGCTCCCGATCAGGATGGCGCAGCCGGTTCGCACCTGGACGCAAGCGCCGCAGCCTGCGCAAGTCGTAAGCGCCAAGCCAGTCAATCAGTCCGACTGGTCGCTGCCGCTGCGTCGCGCCGACGAGGTCAAGACGTGGATTCAGTCGCCGAGTGCCTCGACGCCGGTGACCTACATCCCGTCTCGAGTCGTAGACTGGGGTACGCAGGAGCCTCAGCGATCCATAGACGTCGCGTTTCACTTCAACGCGCAGCTCAAGAGCGTCGCGGCTGTCACGCTGCCGAGAAATCAGTACGACTGGCCGCTTCCTGCTCGCGTCGACTACCCGATCAGTCTGCGCTCCTGGGTCAACGCTGGCATCCAGATCGAGTACGTATTCCGAGCTCCGTACTACTCTCTGCGATGGAAGCAGCCGTACTTCAACTATGATCTCGCGCCGTTCGCGGTCGCGCTTCGCTCACCTGTTCAGCAGAAGCCAGTCAATCAGTCAGACTGGCCGCTGCCGATTCTGCGGACTCGAGACGCCGTCGGATACACGTTCTCGCCGCGTGCGCCCGAGAGGATGCCGGTCAATCAGTACAACTGGCCGCTGCCGATCGTTCGTACTCGCGACGCTGTCGGCTATACTTTTGCTCCGCGTGCGCCAGACAGGATGCCGGTCAATCAGGACGACTGGCCGCTGCCGCTCCGACGCACGCCGGACGCGATCACCTACACGCGCTCGCCGCAGTTCGGCGCTCCCGAGCAGATGCCGGTCAATCAGGACGACTGGCCGCTGCCGATACGCAGGACTCGAGAGGCCATCACCTGGACGCAGTCGCCGAACTTCGCGCAGCAGGTTCAGCCGAGGCCAGTCAACAACTTCGACGGCTCGATACCGATCCGCCCGCAGACCTTCATTCAGGCGGTTCAGCAGAGCAACATCGTCATCCAGGCCTCTGCTTCTGCTCGTCCGGTCAATCAGTACGACTGGCCAGTTCCGGCTCAGCAGCGTCGAGAGGTTCTCACCTGGATCTCTCGTCCGCAGGCCGCGCCCGAGATCAGGCCGGTCAGTAACTTTGATCTGCTCGCGTTCCCGCGCCGCGTCTCTCAGCTGCCGACGTGGTTCGACCAGCAGACGACCGCGCTGCACACGCCACCGCTGCCGGTCAATCAGGAAGACTGGCCTCTGCCGTCTGCTGCTCAGCGGATGGCGGGTGGATACGGCTACTTCTTCGCGCCGTTCCTCGCTCGTCGACCGGAGGCTATGCCTCCCAAGACGGCAGTGTTCCCGCCGCCGATCGGCTATCACTATCCGAACGATCTGCGCTCGTTCATGCGCAGTCCGCCTACGATAGTGCCAGCTCCGATTCCACCGCCTCGCAGAAGACCGACTCCCGGTGTCGGCCGAGGGAGACCGTTCGAGGCTAGATCCAGAGACGTCTCTGATTCTAGATCACCAGTCGTGACCTCTGGTCCCAGGAACAACAGTCAGTGCTAGATCTCTGGGAGAGAGGGTCGGCACGGTTCAAGTGGTGGCAGGACTGGAGAGGTCAGTGCGTCGCTATCGTCGCCGCGGGTCCCAGCGCCAACAAGGTCGGCGTCGAGACGCTGCGGGACAGGATACACGTCGTGGCGATCAACGAGAGCTACCGACTGTGTCCTTGGGCGGAAGTTCTCTACGGATGCGACGACGTGTGGTGGCACATCAGACGCGAGAAGGTCAGGGGCTTCGAGGGAGTAAGACTCGGGCACGGCGTCAAGGAGAAGGGCATCCACGACGTCGTGGTCGCCAGAGACAAGGCCAAGAACCTGATACACAAGATGCTCTACGACGAGCCGGGGGTCGTCGGCGCTGGCGGCAACTCCGGGTATCAGGTTCTCAATCTGGTGACGCAGTTCGGCGCGACTGGCGTCGCTCTGGTGGGCTTCGACTTCAGCGAGCACGGCGGAGTTCACTGGCACGGTGCTCATCCAGCGCCGCTGCGCAATCCGGACAACGGTCGCTTTCACGAGTGGCGGCGACACATGACCGCCGCTGCTCCCGTACTCAAGAAGATGGGGGTAGACGTCGTCAACTGCTCCAAGACCAGCACCATCGAGTGCTTTCCGAAGATGACCATAGAACAGATGCTCAGGAGATGGAGTCTATGACTGAAGCCATACGCATATTCGTGGGATGCAGCGCGAACGGTGAGGATGCCGAGTCGCAGGGAATGTTCGAGTACACGGTTCGCAAGTTCTCGTCCATGCCGGTAGACATCACGTGGATGAAGCTGTCGAATGATCCAGCGTCTCCTTGGTACAGCAATCCGAAGAAGGGTGAGGGCTGGAATACCAGAGGATGGGCCACTCCGTTCAGCGCGTTTCGCTGGGCGATACCGCACGTCTGCGGGTTCAGGGGCAAGGGCATCTACAACGACGTGGATCAGATCTACTGCGCGGATCCCGCGGAGCTCTGGAACCAGAAGATACCGGACGGCAAGGCGATACTCGCGAAGAGCCCGAACACGCACTGCGTTCTTCTGTTCGACTGCGAGCGAGCCAAGAAGTTCATCGTGCCGTTCGATCAGCTGCGCAGCAGAGAGGGTCTGTATCGGCAGGTTCGCAACAACATCGGCGGGGCGATAGCTCCATTCCAGGGAAACTGGAACTGCCTGGACGGCGAGAAGTACAAGAGTCTCGCGGATCCGGAGATCAAGCTCATTCACTTCACGAAGGTGGAGACGCAGCCTCACCTGAAGTGGGCCATGCCGCGTCTCAAGGCCAGCGGCAGGCAACACTGGAACGCCTTCACGCTTCGGGCCGACAAGCCGCAGCCTCACGCACATCCTGAGGTTCAGCCGATGGTCGACAGGCTGTGGGACGAGGCTCAGGCGGAGGGATACACGGCGGACAGGTACGAGCCGTCTGCCGACGAGATGTTCGGCAGCTACGACGCCGTTCGCGGCGGAAAGAGAGCCGCCTAAGATGCCATCAACTTGGACGGACAAGGGTGTTCAGCGTCGCGTCATTAATTTTAGCGGGTTTCGTCTTGACGGCCTCGCTGATATTCTTCCTCGCGCGAGGGGCGCGAGTGTCTTTGACGTTGGTTGCAATCGCGGTGCTGTGTGCCACGATCTTGTTCTTGCTGGTGCTAGTGTCGTTCATGGATGTGACAACTATGTGAAGGGCATGGAGGTGGCGAACGAGTGGTTCGCCGACATTCGCAGCGTCGACGCTAGGTTCGAGGTGGTGGATCTCACCGGAGGTGGTGCCGCCATAGAGAAGGCTTTCGGCAAGAACCTGAGGGATAGCTACGACATAGTTCTCATGCTCGCCGTCTACCACAAGCTGTTCAGAGTCATGGAGAAGAGAGACCTGGACAGCTTGGTCAAGTGGCTCGCGGATAGATGCAAGAAGTTCTTCGTGTGGCGCGGCTCTCTGGAGGAGCGAAACGAGGTAGACGAGCTGATAAAGGGGATGGGGTTTCGGCGTATTCACTACTCCGAGATATGCGAGATCGAGCTGGAGGAGTTCGAGCAGCCTGTTCCTCAGCCTGCGGCCATCTGGGCGCGAGGCATCAGATTTGACTACGAGATGGCTAGGAAGAACCGATGAAGTGCGCAGATGGAATTTGGTTCCCCGACAGTGAGACTCACTTAGTCGAGATGGTCGCCAGAGGACCAAAGGTAGACGGCAGAGGTACTTATCAGTATCATAAGCTTGACGCTGCTCTGAGAAGAGTAAAGAAGAGGCGCTGTGCTCTAGACGTAGGGATGCACATTGGTCTATGGGCCATGCATCTCGCGAGGCAGTTTGATAAGGTGATCGGTTTTGAGCCGGTCACAGAACACATCGAGTGTCTCCGACTAAATATGTCTGGCCTCAAGAATTATGAGGTACATCACTGCGCGGTTGGACATCAGCACGCAGAAGTCGGCTTGAAGTTCATGCACGGTAGTACCGGGAGCACGCAAGTTATCGAGGGCGGTACTGGTGTCTCGATGGTAAAGCTGGATGATTTTGATTTCGTGAACGTTGACTTTATCAAGATCGACGTTGAAAATTATGAGTATTTCGTCGTGGAGGGCGGCGAGAACATCATCAAGAGACACAGACCAATAATCATCCTCGAGCAGAAGGGCGACAAGACGAGGAAGCATAAGTCTGTCTACGGCAAGGAGCGACACGACGCAAAATTGCTGCTTGAGTCGTGGGGTGCGAGAGAGTTGTTTGAGATGAATGGCGACCACTGCATGGGATGGAGTTAGCAGAGTGGGCTTCGGCGACGAGATCATGGGCTCTGGCATGGCGCGAGGAGCGCACGCCAAGGGCAAGCGAGTGGCCTTCGGCGACGGACAGAGGATCAGCTGGTCCAGCTGGTGTCCTGAGATCTACTACAATAATCCCAACGTGGCTCCTCCGGGCAGTGAGAGGGACCAAGACCTCATCTGGGTGGATCACTACAAGGGACGTCGCAAGTACAACAAGCTGGTGAACGGCAGGTGGGTCTGGAACCTCGACTTCCGTCCTACGCCCGGAGAGTTCTTCTTCGACGAGCAGGAGACCAACGTCGCCAAGGCTTTCAAGCCGGGCTTCGTAGTAATCGAGCCGAACGTGCCGTGGCACAAGTCGGTGGCGCCGAACAAGGACTGGGGCGAGGGGAAGTACGAGGAGGTCGCGCGTCGCCTAATACTTCAGGGCGTCGACGTCATTCAGTTCAAGCACAAGAACTCGCGGCGCATAATTCAGCAGGCGGCTATCGTGGAGCTGCCCAAGTTTCGTCACGTGATCTCCGCGCTGTCGCAGGCTGCGCTGTACATCGGTCCCGAGGGCGGGATGCATCACGCGTCTGCGGCCGTCGGAGTTCCCGCAGTCGTGCTGTTCGGCGGGTTCATCCCCCCGGCTGTCACCGGGTACGAGGGACACGTCAATTTGACCGGGGGAGCAGAGGCCTGCGGTCACATCGAGAAGTGCGATCACTGCAAGAGAGCCATGTCCAATATCTCAGTAGACGAGGTTAAGGACGCAGCAATGAGGATGATAGCCACATGATGAAGTGTGAGACTGGGATACTGCAGAATAGAACTGAGATCGAGGTCTTCACCAAGTTGTTGGTGGACAATAACGTGAAGTCGTATCTGGAGGTCGGATCCAAATTTGGTGGATCTCTCTGGTACGTCGCGAACAAGCTAATGGGGGGATCTAGGATCGTGTCGGTGGATCTGCCGCACGGTGACGCGTCATTCAAGAAGAGTCAGGGGCCTCTAGAGGAGTGCGTAGCTGAGCTGAAGAAGCGCGGATATGACGCGCATCTGCTACTCGGAGACAGCACAGATAAGAACATAATTGACAAGGTGCGCGCGCTCGGTCCCTTCGACGCTGTGTTCATAGACGCTAATCACACGCTGCCCTACGTCAAGAAGGACTGGGAGAACTACAGTCCTCTCACCAAGATGATAGCATTTCACGACATAGGATTCTATCGCAAGAAGGGTCTGCCTCCGCACAAGAAGCCGATAGAGGTTCCCATCTTCTGGAGGGAGATAAAAGCCCGGCATCGTCACCAGGAGATACGGATGGACAGTCAGGACAACGGGATCGGTGTGCTGTGGCTGTGAACTTCGTGGCGTGGCTCTGGGGCAGCAAGTATCCCCTGGAGTCCGTGGAGAAGCTGGCCGCTGGCCTGCGCAGGTACTACGCGCAGAAGCACAGACTGGTCTTGGTAACGGACAGAGACGTCAAGTCGTGCGACAGGTACGATGTGGTTCCTCTGGAGGACAAGGAGCTCATCGGGCGCGGCTGCTTCTGCAGGCTGCGCACGTTCGATCCGGAGTGGCAGGCTCGTCACGAGCTCACCGACAGGATAGTCGG